GGCACGTACACGTTCTGCACCGGGCCGTCCTCGGCCGCCGACTGCAGGAAGCTCTGGAATGAGTCCTTGTCGCGCTCGAAGACCTTGCTCGCCTCGGTGAGCTTGAACAGGTTCTCGATCGCCTTGGCGTCCTGCTCCGAGGCCTGAACGCGCTGGTTGGTCATGCCTACGATGTCGGCGGCCTTGCGCACGGCGCCCATCGTCCCGACCATGCCGAACACGCTGAGAGCAGTCTCCCACGCGCGGTCGTCGCGCTCAGCGATGTATTGCCCCCAGGTCTTGTTCGGGTTCGCTACGGCTGTGTCGATCGCGTCAGTGACGAGCGTGTTCACCTGCTCGCCGAGCATCTCCGTGCCGAGTAGCGCGGTCAGGAACTTGCCGGCGCCCATCTTGCCGAAGCCCTTGATGACCAGGCCCATCGGGGCCACCTCACTGAGCACCTCGCTCGCCCCCTCGCCCAGGGCCGCGATCCCGGCCACCACAGGGGGAGCACCCCGCTCGCTGTACTTGGCGAACGCGTCGGCCGTGGTCGTGACGCCGATCCCTCCGAGCACCAGGGGCAGGCTGCCTGTCGCCATCAGCGGCGCCTGCTGCACGAGCGAGCGCACCCCGCTGTAGATAGCGTCGAGGTCTTTGTGCGCGAACCTCGGGTTGGAGAGCGTGTCCTCCTTCTGGAGCTGCTCGCGGTCGAACCTCGCGTAATCGACCATGTCCTCCGAGCCGGTCATCTTGCCCAGCGCGTACACGCTGTTCGCTCGGAGCGTGTCGATGGCCCGCCGGTTGATGCTCGCCAAGTCCTCGACAACGGTCACCACGCTTGCAGGGGGGCGCTGCGGCGTGTCGGGGACGCCTGCGGTGACCGTGACCTGGTTGTCCAGGATGCGGCGCGCCTCGTTGATGTCGAGCGCGGGCGTCTTGCGCCGCATCTCGGCGATGCGCCGGCCGTACTCCTCGTTCGACACCTTGGGGCGAGTGTTGGGTGCGACAGCACCGGCCACGCTGCGAAGGTTGTCCACGTCGTCGTGGGCGACGTTGGCGAAGGCGGGGTTGGCGAACGAGCGCGCGAGCACGGGCTGCTCCGCGAGCGCTTCGTTCAGCGCGCGCAGCTTGGCCTCGCGTGCGACATCGTCGGCGCGGCCTTGGACCAGGGGCAGCGGGATGTCTGCGGCTCGCGACAGCGCGCTCGCCTTGGCCGCCTCGTCCGGGTTCACGTCAACAGCACGGCGAAGGACCGGGATTGACTTGAGCCGTTGCCTCTCGTCCGGGGTGAGGAAGTCGCCCATCGGCACCGTGTTGCGGATGCGTGTTTCCTCGTCCGGGAACAGGCTGCTGTCGGCCACTATTTCTTCTCCTTGTACAGGCCCTTGTACTTAAGCCAGCGCGTCGCCAGCTCTTCCTCGCTCGGGTAGACGCCGAGTGCCCGCAGCGTTTCGGAGGTGCTCTTGCGCCAGGCCTCCTCGATGTCGCCGTACTTGACTCGTTGCGCGTAGGGGCCGACCTTCACGTAGGAGTTCTTCAGCTCCTCCTCGGTGCGAGTCGCTCGCACGTCGGGCTTGTGGGTGAAGTTGAAGAACTTGTCCTCGATGACCTTGTCACCGACGACCCTCTCCATGATCTCGACCTTCTCTTTGCGAGTGAGCGATCCGTTCTTCGCGCGCTGCCCATCGGCGATCGCGTTCTCCACGGCTGAGCGCAGCCGGATCAGGTCGTCCTTCTCGCGCTCGCTCTTGTCCTTCTCGTTCGGCCGCATCCCGAACTTCATGGCCGTGGTCTTGAAGTCCTCGTCGTCGATCTTGGCTTCGTTGAACTTCGCCGAGCTGGCCTTGTAGGCGTCCCACTTTTCGAGCAGCTCCTGGGTGTTTCGGATGCCGAGCAGCGGCAACTGGTTGATGACCTGGTTGCGGCTCATCTCCATCAGCTTCTCGGGGTTGCTCATGCGCATGCGGGCCTCGGTGCCCTCGCGGGTGAGCCTCATCTCGTAGCGCTGCTCAGCGGCTGCGGCACGCGACTCTTCGGCTGCGGCGCGCGAAGCGCGGGACGCATCCCGGTTGTCCAGGAACGTGTTGATCTTCAGCCCGTCATCGGGGGAGAGCTGCAGGAACTCGACCGACCTGCGGATCGCGGAGGAGCTTGCGCCCTGGAGGATGAGCGTGTTGACGCTCGCCATCTTCGCGTTCTCTTGCTCGCGGCGTTGGTCCTTGTACGCGGTCACGCGCTCGCGCAGCCCCGCGATGCCAACCTTGATCGCGTCGTCGTTGCCGGCGAGCTTCTTGCGCAGCTCGTCCTCCATCTTCAGCAGCTCGACCGGGTCGGTGTTGCTCTTCGGCCCGAGCGCCTTGAAGATCGTATCGGCCGTGCTGTCGCCGATCGAGGTGGCCGTGGCCTTGCGAGCGAACTCACCGATCTCAGCGAGCTTGCTGCCGTCGATCTCGTCCTTGAACTGCTTGAAGTAGGCCTCGGCCGCCGGCCCGCCGTCCTTGGCAAGCTGTTGGATCACCTGAGCGTGCAAGGTGGTGAGGTGCTTTCGCTCTTCCGCTTCGCGCCGCTCCGTGGTCCACCCTTCGAGTTGGGCGACCACACCCACGCGCTGCTTGATGTTCTTGGCCTCGGACTCGCTCACCCGCCAGTCGTTGGCGAACCTCGCGGCGTTGCTGATCGAGGTTCCGATCGAGGACGTGGCCGACTCGACCAGCGACACGCGCTGCTCGGTGGCCTGGTGCTTGGACATCACGTCCAGCCCCTGCGTGCGCAGCTTCTCCACCGACTGGGCGAACAGGCGCCGCTGCACGTCGTTCTCAAGCAGGTTGCCGTAGCGCTCGTTCGACTTGCCGAACCAGTCGGCGGTCTGCTTGGTCACACCACCTTCGGCCGAGGCGGCTGCACCCCGCTTGGCGCTTTGCTCGGTGCTGAACTGGACCCAGTCGTTCTTCAGCGCCGTCTCGGCCTGGAAGAGCTTGTCGGCGTTCTCGGCGTCCTGCATGCGAGCGATCACGTCGCCTGCTGCGTTGCCGGCCGACTGCATGCCCTTGCCCAGTGCCTCGGTGTCGGCGGCTCCTGCGCCCAGCAGGGCAGCGCTGGCGGCACTCTCAGCTCGCGGCGCCCCTGGGGTGCGCGGTGCGACCTGGAACTCGTCGTAGCCGGGGACGCGGGGCATTACACCGCGCCTCGGCTGGACAGGTCGTACCAGCTCTTGGCGACCTGGCCGGAGCTTGTGAGCAGGCTACCGCCCGCGCGCTTCCAGGGGCTGGTGTTGGCCGCTGCGCGCGCGTACAGGTCCGCGCTGCGCCCGTAGTTGGTCGCCTGCATGCGGATGGCCTCGGCCTCGCGGTCGGCGTTCTGGGCGGCCGTGGACACGTCCACGCCGGTCATCAGGTCGGTGTCCTCCAGCAGGCGCAGGGGCGAGCCCTCGGACAGGTCCAGGCCACGTCCGGCCATGCTCGCGATCTGGGAGCTTTTGAGCTTGGCTCCGGCCAGCGCGACGCGCGCCGTCTCGGTCTGCCCTTGGGTGATGCGGTTGGCGGCCTGCACGCCCGCCAGTTGCTGGTTGGTGCGGGCGACCTCGGCCTGCATCTGCAGCGCGTCGCGCTGGGCCTGAGCGCCCTCGTAGGCGCCGTAGGCGGCCACGACCGCTCCCGCGCCCTGCGTGAACAGCGCGGCCTCCCCTATGTTCTTGGGGCTGAAGATCGAGGAAAGAATATCGCCGAAGTCGAAGGCCACCGGGTCGCTCCTTCAAGGATTGTCCGGTGGCCTTCCCTCGGCATGTGACATCACCCCCCGTAGGTGGTATCCGGCACCAGAGCGACCACAGTCAGTGGTAGGGGATCGGACTGGCGAACGCACACGGGCGCGTCGTCGTTCCAGCTCGGTGTGACCGTGGTTCGGACCATGCCGGTCACCAGGTCGGGCGGCGCGCCCCACACCTCGTCGGTGCGCTGCTTCACCTCGCGCAGCTTGTCGAACGCGGGACCGACGAAGATGCCCGAGGAGTTGTACACGCGCAGGTGAACCTTGTTCACGTTCTTCTGCACGCCTTGGCCCATCGCGTTGCCCTCGGCGCCCAGCGGCAGGGTCTGCATGTCGCAGTCGTAGGCGAGGCCAATCGAGGCCTTGCTCACCCCGCGTTCCAGCGTGAGCGACCCGCCCGACACCGTGCCCACCGGGAACACGGCACCATCCCCGAGGATCGCGACCTCCTCGCCTTCGAGGTGGTGCAGGCCGGTGATCGAGGTCGTGGTCATGCGCCAGCCGCTCGCCGCAATCGCGGACAGGCTCGGCCAGGCCTCGTCGATCGTAGCTTTGACGTGGGTGCTATTGGTGTACTCGGTGATCTCGGCGATGGCCTTGCCATACACGAGCGTGCGCTTGCCCCGCACCGTGTCGTAGTACGTGAAGTCGTAGTGGATGTACCGGCCCACGTCGGTCGAGGCGAACACCGCGCTGCCTGCGGTGAACACCACGTCCTCGGTGCCCTGCACGGTCGCGCCTGTTCCCGGCGTGAGCGTGGCAGCGATCGTGTTGTTCAGCCTGGAGCCGCTGTCCACATGGAACGCGTCGTCCAGGCGGTTGATCCTGCGCGTGGCGAAGCGCTCGATGTTGCGCACGGTCGCGCTGTTGATGGTGCGCTTCACGGTCGCGTAGACCGCGTCCTCGCTTCCCTCGGGCACCGCGCACACCGACTCGAAGGTGCCCGCCGTGTCGTGCTTGTGCCAGGCGTACACCTCGTGCTCGGGCAGGTAGGTCAGACCGAGCAGCACGCCGTCGGATCGCACGCACCATAGCGTGGGCACCGGGGCCTTGGCGAAGGCCATTTGCTTGATCGTGTACCCGTCGAACAGGTGCGGGGCCATGATCGAGATGTCCTTCGTGTCGTAGCCCTGCGAGTCGAACGTGTAGAGCATCTCGCGAACGTGCCCGCCCTTGTCGGCCGCGTAGAGCACCGACTTGCTGGTGACGCTGGGCTGCACGTTGCTCGCGCCCACGTAGCCCTGCGGCGTGTAGTCGATGGTGTTGGGCGTGATCGCGTCCGAGTTCTGAGCGCGCACCAGCCACTCCGCGCCCGACGTGAGCAGCAGCAGGTCGCCCAGCGGCACGATGTGCCGGATGGTGTTGGCCTGGCGCGCGATCAGCTTGACCGTGATCGAGTCATCGTCGCGAGTCGGGATCGAGTAGGTCATGTTGCTCTCGGTCGCCGACTTCGTTCCCCACAGGTTCTGGGGCTTGTTCGTGCTGCCTGCGAACCACCTGCGGCCCTTGTAGTAGCCGACCGCGCCAGGGTACTCGCCCGCCCCACTGAACGGGTCGTTCGCCTGCGGCGGGGTCTGGGTCAGGTCCGGGGTGATGTTGTTGTCCACGAGCGCGCTGCCATCGGTCTGTCCGATGTACCCGTAGACCCCGCTCACCTGCTTGTAGATGTTGTACCGGATCGCACCGCTCACGGCCGGTGGGTCGATGGTGTTGTAGTTGCCGGCCGTGGTGAGCAGGTTCGACACCGAGGCCGAGGCCGAGGCGAGCGACTCCTCCAGCGTTCCCTCGGCGATGGCCGTGCAGACATAGTAGTAGGTGACCGAGGCGCCGGCCGCGACCGGTGCTGCCACGGTGGGAGCGCTGGGCGTTCCGATCGTGGGCACCGCGCTGAAGGTCGCGAGGGTCCAGTTGGCGGCCGCAGTGCGGGTGAGCTGGCGCTGCTGGTAGCCGGGGTGCGTAATGGTGAGCACGTCGGCCGACTGGGTGAAGTGCAGGTCGTAGAGGTCGGCCTCCAGGTACGGCGAGCTGATCTCGTACACGCGGGACATCGTTCCCCCGCTCGTGTACGTGGTGAAGCTCGACGTGTTCAGGTTGTTGCCCGTAAGCGGGTCCACGAGCTGAAAGGTGTTCGCCACGGTGTCGACCGAGGCCACCTTCACGTAGCGGCCATTCAGCTCGGTCATGCCAGCGATGCCGGCCAGGTAGAACCACTGCCCGTTGGTCGGGTCGGCGCCCGCGTAGGTGAGCACGCCGGGGTTGGCCTTCGTGATGCCGGTGATGTTCTGCGAGGACTCCAGCACCGTGCCGCCGTCGGTGTGGAAGCGGATGTACTGGTCGCCGAACTCCAGCACCACGGACTGGTTGCTGCTGTAGATGAACGGCAGCAGGATCGACACCTTGGTGCTGTCCTTGGTGCGGATCACGTACTGCAGGCCGGACCGGTTCTCGGCCGGCCCGTGCGGCAGGATGCGGAAGTTCAGGCACTCGGCCAGGCCCGTCTGGAACTTGGTGAGGTCCAGGCGCCCGAACAGCTCGGGGCTGATCTCACCGCCGGCGAAGGAACGCTGCAGGCTTTTCATGCGCGAGCGGCCAGCGCGGCCGGCTTGAAGTTGTCATGCGTGTTGCGGCGTCGCTGGTTGCCGTCGATCGACTGCGCCTTCGGGAGGTCAATCTCGATGTAGCGCTTGAGCTGGCGATCGGACACGTCCATGCCTTTGTCGCCCTTGATCAGCGGCCCTGCCACGTAGGAGGCGAGCAGCCGGGCGATGGCGACCACGACGTGCGCGGGGTACTTGGCCGAGTCGGTGACGTGAGCGACGTAGCGCAGCACCGCGTCCTCGGAGTTGGTGTAGATCACCTGAGTGTCGTCGGTGACCGACTCGCGCAGGTATTCCTGCGTCTTGTCGTCGTCGGTGGACTCGGCCAGCAGCACAGCGATCACGACGTGGCAGTCGTTGGGCTCCGCGTAGGTGTAGCCCCATGACTCGGGCGGGTCCACGTCGGCGAGCTCCACGAGCGCCTTGCGTCGCACGGCGAACCCCCAGTGACCCTCGGCCAGCACCTGGTCGCGAGCGATCGGGTAGTAGGTCGCGCACAGGTCGGCCTGCGTGCTTCCGTCGGGCGGGTCGATGCCCGTGATGTTCGCCTCATCCCCGAGGAAGGAGAGTGCCAGGTTGCAGATGTCCACGTCGCTTGCCATGCTGTGCCCCTAAGTAAAACGGGCACCCGGAGGTGCCCGTTTGTTCTGCCGCCGGGCCTGGCCCTTAGACCAGGTCGTCGCTGCCGGGCCCTTCGCCCTCCGGGATCACCTGGCCGAAGAGCTTGGCGCCCTCGGACAAGGTCTCGGGTGCCTTGGGCTCGGGCTTGGCCTTCGCCGGGGCTTTCGCCACCGGCTCGAACCAGGAGCCCTCGGTGCCGTCGGGGACTTCGAACGTCTCCCCCGGACGGCGCCGCGACCCGGCGTGAAAGCCCAGCGCTGTCGCTCGGACCTTCATGCGCTAGCCCTTACGCGCCGGCCGGGTTGGGATACGCCTTCCAGCCCGTCGGATCGGTGGTCAGGAACGCGTTGATCTTGCCGGCCGTGGTGTCGGTCGTCAGGACGAACGTCTGCAGGGCCAGGTAGCGCTCGTAGGGCTTGGCGCCCTCGGCCGGCAGCGCGCCCACGAAGATCAGGTCGCCCGCGTCCAGGTCGTTCAGGGCCGCGTCGTCGGTGACGAACTTGGCCGTCTGGAGGTGGATCGACTGGCTGCCGTCGGTCGCGATCGTGTCGGTGCTGTCGGACACGAGCTGGAAGCTGATCGTGCCTGCGGACCCGCCCGTGATGATGGACGTGTCGCAGGTGATGATCAGGTACAGCGGCTGGCCGGCGCCGATGTCGCGCGCCGCGTCCAGGTCGATGATGTCACCGATGTTCTGGACCGTGGCGCCTGCGGTCTTGACGACCGACACGGCGTCGCAGAGTTCAAGCTTTTTGTCGAGGATCATTTTGTTTCTCCTTGGTTTCTGCGAGGCTTACGCCACGACGGATTCGGTGTTCAGCAGGGCGTCGCAGCGCTTGACCGGGATGCCGTCGAACATCATCACCCGCTTGCCGGCGACCGTCTCGAAGGTCGTCTGGGTGTTGGTCTTCTCCAAGATGCCCAGGCGCAGCTTCTCGCGGATCGTGCGGTTCACGTAGAACACCGCGCGACCCATGCCCAGCGCGGGGATGCGCTCGGTCGCCTGGATCATCCAGGTGATCAGGTTCTTGGTGTTCGACAGCGTGTCCAGCGCGCTGATCTCGATGTTCGCGATCCGCGCGACGTAGCGCCAGTCACGCAGCGTGAGGCCGCAGTCCCAGCGGTAGTGCGAGCGGTAGGCTTCCATGCGGCCGCCGTTGGAACCGTTGGCGTCCTCGATGGTGACCTGGCCCTTGTCGGTGAACTGCAGGCCGCCCTGGCTGCCCTTCGGGTAGATGCCGTGGCAGGTGTTCTCGCCCCAGACCACCAGCCACACCGAGGTGTTGTCGGTATCCGACGAACCACCGCTGATGATGTTGTCGGCGTTCTCGGCCGACAGGCTGTTGTAGCGCGCGGCCAGGCCGGTGAAGGCCTCGGGCTCGGTGCCCTCGTTGCCGTAGATCAGCGTGGACACGAACTCCTGGTTCATGCCCTCGATGTGCGCGCGGTCCTCGGACAGGCGGAAGGCGGCCGTGTTGCCGTTCAGGTCGGCCAGGGCCTTGTCCACCTCGGCGTAGGCTTCGAGCATGCCGGTGTTGTCCGTCACCTGCGCGGTGCGGGACTTGGTCGGCTGCACGCCGCCGTAGAGCTTGCGCCAGGTCGGGGTCGGCAGGCCGGTGCGCGAGGTCGTGCGGTGGCCGGTCGGCAGGTTGCCCTCGACGAACGTCATGTCGTCGAGAATCTCGTTCGTCTGGTTCAGCATCTCGACGATCTTGTCGATCTTGCCGTCGGGGTCGACGCGCTTGGCGACATCGAGAAGGGTCGGGTTCGTTGCGGTCAGGGTGCTCATGGGTGTTGCTCCTCAGTAAGAGTGGTCAGGCGGCTTTTGCCGTTGCGCCGTACAGCACGCTCGCGGCGTCCTTCGGTCCTTCGCTCTGCCGGCCCTGCACGATCCGATCAGGTCCGAGTGCCTGCGATACCTTGTAGGCCCATCGAATCAGCTCGGGGTGCTGGCCGAGTCCGCTTGCATCCAGCAGCTTCCCCAGTTCCTCCGAACCGTAGGTGGTGAACACCTGGTTCGCGACTGCGAGGTTCGCGGCGAACTTCTCGCCACCGATCTCGGGATCGACCTTGGCGGCCTCGGCCCAGCTCTTGCGCGCAGCTTCGAGCTGCGTCTTGATGGCGCCTTGTGCCTTCTCTTCCGCAGCCTTGGCCAACTGCACCTGCTTGGCCTCGTCCGCAGCTTTGGCCGCTGCCGCGTCGGCCTCGGCTTTCGCCGTTGCCGCTGCGACCGCAGCGGGGTCCGGGGCTTGCGTGCCCTTGTCCCCTTCGGTCGTGCTGGTGCTGGTCGCTGCAGCCGCTGCGGCGGCTACTGCCGCTGCGTCCGTTGCAGCTCCGGTTGCCGGCGCTGCGGTGTTCGAGTTACCGCTTGCCTGATCTGTTACCGGGTCGGGCATCTCTGCTCTCTTTCAACATTTGCTGATGACGATCGGGACATGCATCCAATATTTCGGCCTGCAAGAACAGACCGAGGTTCCTCTGCCCCTCCCTGAACGCCATCTCCAGGCCGTTCTGTGAGAAGCTGGTTCGATACACCCCCGCCTTCGACAGGAGCCGCCACATCAACCTGCGGCCCTGCTGGTGCGACATCACGAACTTCAAGTCCTCCTCTTCCTGCACCCTGGCCGACTTGTGGTCGTCCGCTTCTTTCGACTGCGCGGCTTCTGCTGCCTGGGTGTCAGTGGGGTCGAACTCGTTGCTCACGGTACGAAGGTAATCCCGTTGTTCACCGGCATGTGACACCCATCAGTCGGGCAGCTTGCGCAGCCACAGCGTGACGTTGTAGGTGTCCCCCGAGGTGTGGCCCACGGTGGTGAACAGGATGTCTCCCGTGCCGCCCGAGCTGCGCGGGTCTTTGAGGCGCGCAGCGGTGGGCACCCTGTCCAGGTCGGCCGAGCGGAAGTCGATCGAGCCTGTGCCTGACAGAGCGAGCGCGAGGTCGTCGGTGGAGTGGTCCCACTCCACGCGCACGGCCATGCCGTCGCAGTTCCACACGACCTTGTCGATGTCGAGCGAAGCCGGCTCGGAGCCGTCGCTCGCGGTCAGCAGGGACTTGTCCACCTTGACCACATCGGACTCGCCCGTGCCGTCGGAGATGTTGGTGCAGTGGACGACGATGTGCTCGCTCGTCTCGCCGATGGTGCGTACCGCGACTGCGTCTGCCATTTCAGGCCTCCGTGATTTCGATGGCGACGCCCTGCAGCGCGATGTCGGTCGCGGCGCCGGTCGTGCCGGTGATCAGTACGTAGAAGGTCTCGTCGGCTGCAACCACCTCCGACAGGGACGCCTTGCGCGTGTTGCTGGCCGAGAGGATCGTGTCGGCCGCCACCACGACCTGAGTCATGGCGCCCACGCTCGCATCGGCAACGTCGGCAGCAGCGGCCGTGTGCTTGCGAAGCGCTGCGTCGATCGTGACGTTGTTGCCGGCCGACTCGACCTGGCCGATGAGGTGGAAGCCGGTGATCGTGTCTCCCACCTTCAGCCCGGTAACAGGGACCACGAGCGCCTTGGTCGAGAGGCTCTGGGCCAGCGTGGAGACGCACACCGAGTCCACAGCGTCCACGGTCCACCCCGAGGAGGTCGCGGCCTTGGCGAGCACTCCCGCGTTCATCACGCGCTTCTGGCTGGTTCGGGCCACAGCGCTCGGGGTGATCTTCGGGGTGACGATGCCCTCGTCGGTGACCTGGAGCACCACGGTGCCGTCGGGGGCCACGACCCGGTGCAGCACGTCGGCCACGTCAGCGAAGCTCACCTCCAGCGTGCCCGTGGCAACCGTGAGCGCGTCGGTGTCGGCCAGGTAGCCGCGATACGCCTCGTCGCTGGTCGTCTCATTCTTCACCGTGCCGCTGATCGCAGTGTCTTCGGCCCCGGTCGTGACCGTCTCCCAGGAGGCGCCGCCGTTGCGCGAGCGCTGCAGGGAGCCGAACCCGGTGAACGTGCCTCCGATGGAATACGTGGCGCTCTGGCCCGGCTTCAGTGTGAATCCGACGGTTCCGCCCTGGGCGGTGAGGTTCTGGTCTTGGGACATGGTGCTCTCCTCTTAGATCGTGCCGGGCACGGAGTACCCACTGAACTGGCCCATCACCTGGGACAGCGCGTTGTCGCCCTCGGTGGGCGTGGATGCGAGCTTCTGCGCCATCTCGGCCTGCTGCGCCTGCTCGGCCTGCTTCTGCATCGCTGCTTGCTGCTCGGCCCGCTGCTTGCGGATGAGCGCCACCTTGTCGTCGGCCACGATGAGCTGGGGGTCGACTCCGAGCATCTCGCTGTAGGCGTCCACCACCTGGTCCACGTCGAGCTTGTCGAGCACGCTCGGGTCGCGCCCGGTGTTCGCCTGGAGCGTAGCGATCGACCCGATGGTTCCGATGAGCCGGTCCACGGACTGGGTGCCGATCGCGCGCTGGGCCTGGGCCAGCATCGACACGAACTCGACGTTCAAGTCCATGCCCTGCAGCTCTTCGGGCGGCGGCGGCACCAGGCCCGCCTCGACCATGCGCTCGAAGGTGAGGTCGATGAACGGCTTGAGGAACTCGTTGTGCAGACGTTCGAGCGTGGGCCCGAGCATCAGCAGCTTCTCCTCGTGGCGCTCTGCGATCTCGCGAGCAGTGACACCGCTGCGATCGTCTTGCGCGAGCATCAGGAACAAGTCCACGTAGAACGTGCTGTTGATGCGGTCGCGGATGTCTCGGATGTCCTCGATCAGCGGAGCCATTTCGAGGTTGACCTCGAACATGCTCTTGATCACGTTGTGCTGGCCCACGCTGTCGAAGTACGCGGTGCCGCCGGGCAGCGTGCTGTGCGGGCTCTCCTTCAGCCCGGCCGGCAGTTGCAGCGGGGGCTTGACCTTGTAGTCGATCGCCTGGGACTTGCGAAGCTGAGCGTGCTGGAGCTGCTTGATGTCTCCCAGCGCCTCCATGCCAGGCGAGTTGCCGTACATGTCGCCTCCGGTCGCGGCCCACCGGGGCACCAGGCCGGGGAAGCGCTTGAAGCCCGACTCGCGGAGGAACTTGTCCTCGTTGCCTCCGGCCTCGAAGTAGCACGACTTGAACGGCATGTTCATGTTGTCGCGCTTGCCGTAGTCGCGCTTCATGCGCGGCTCGACGATGTGGATGACTGGCACCCACTTGTCGACGCCGCGCCCGTCCTTGTACAGGTTGCGAACGGCCGCGCTCAGGTTCTCCTCACCGAACTCCTGCACCATCTGACCGACCGTCATGTCGAACTCGCGAACGATCGTGTCCACCTGGCCGAGGTTGTTGGTCGAGATCGCGTACTCGCCAGCGGTGAGTCCGTGGTGATGGATCACCGTGTCGAAGTTGTCCACCACGATGTCGGCTGCGGTGCCGTAGCCGCCCAGCTCCTCGTACATCGAGTGGAACGAGCGGTAGGTGTTCGAGCGCGCGAAGATGTTGCGCATGGTCTTGGTGATTCCGTCGAGCCACTCCTTGACCGGCGCGTACTCCATCAGCTCTTCGTCGGCCGTGGCGAGACGGAACCACGGACGGGCCGGGCTCGTCATTCCGGCCATCATCCCGGCGGCGAGCACGCGAAGCGCTCGCGTGCCCGTGGAGTCGAGGATGCTGTTGTGCCGCTTGTCGCCCTTGTTGCGGTCGGTGTGGAAGAAGCGACCGCTGCGCGGCATGATGTACTCGCTGATCTCCTTCCAGTGCTGCATCCACGACGCGCGCTCGGCCCACAGCGCGTTCTTGCGGATGAGGTACTGCGAGCGCTTCGTGAGTTCTGTGCTCATTGCCCGAGCAGCTCCGAGGACTTGCCACTGGTCAGCATCGTGCGTCCCAGGGACAGTGAGGAAGGCGACACGCCACCCACGCCACTGGCGAACATGCCCAGGGCGTCGGTGCCTGCGCGGCGCCGGTAGTTGTTCTGGCCGGGAGCTTTCGCACCCTGGCTGCCCAGGCCCGCCACAGGGGCCACGGCGTTCGCGGTCAGGTCGAGCGGCGCTCCCTTGCCACCGAACAGCGCAGCGGCCGTGGTGGCGAGCGTGGCGACGTTGGCGAGGTCTTTGAGCCCGTAGGGGCTCTTCGCGTCCTGCGAGCCCGAGGAGCCCGAGGAGCCTGGCGCGCCCGTGGGCACCTTGCTCACGTCGGCCCAGCTCAGCCCGCTTGAGGTGGCCGCGTTGAACACGTCGGCTGCGGTCTTCACGGGGCCAGCGGCTCCGATCCCGCCCGACACCAGGCCCTGAGCACCGTTCATCCCTGCGGCGCCCACGCCCACGTTGGCGTTGAGCCCAGAGCCCAGCGCGCCCTCCATGCCCGCGACGCTGGACGCGGCACCGTTGCCGAACAGCACATCGGCTGCACCAGCAGTCTTGAACCCCGTGCCGCCGGCTGCTGCAGCTCCCTCGACTGCAGGAGCGGTGATCGAGGCGCCGCCTCCCGCGCCCGCAGCACCAGCGGCCTCGCCTACCAGGCCAGCCTCGGTAGCACCCGCACCAGCAGCGCCTCCTGCGGCCCCGGCTGCGAGGACCATGAGCGGAGCGTACTTGCTCAGGAACTTGTCGAGCGCGCTCGTCTTCTGGTTGTCCTCGTAGGCCTGGGCGATCTGCTTCTGCTGCGCGGCCTCGGCCTGCGGGTTCAGGTACTTCTGGTAGTCGAACGTGCGTCCGGCGTCACCCTCGACTGCGGAGTGGCCGGTGAGCACTGCGCGCTTGAGCGCATCGACACCCCAGAACCCCTGGTCCGCACCGCCAGCACCCGTGGAGCGCATGTAGCGGTCCATGCCTGCGGTGATCTGGTCATCCTTCAGACCGAGCGCACGAAGCTGCTCCTGGGCCTGCGTGCCGTAGACGCCGATCCGCTCCATGTAGGTGCGGTTGTCGGCCACGACCTCCTCCCAACCGCCACCGGTCTGGATCAGCTCACCGCCACCGTCGGGCTGGAAATAGCCGCCCACGTTGAGCATGTTGCCGTTGTAGATCGTGCCGTCAGGTGCCTTCCATTGCGGCATGCGCTGGACCCGTGGTTAGATGTTCGCCATCGGATCATGTTCCCGAGCCCGGTCGGCATGTGACACCGAGGGGGTGATCAGGATTCCCGACTTCTTCGGAGCAACCGGGAGGAAGAAGGAGAGCGCGAGCGCGTCGCCTCGGCCAGGCGACGGCAGGCCGCGAGCCTTCATGTCCTTCTTCGATTCGAGCTGGATCAGCCCGTCGGCTCGCCCCACCAGCTCGGGACCGATCAGGTCGTTGTAGAGCACATGGTCGTTGCCGTCGATCGAGCCACCGGACTTGAGCCAATCGCGAGCGGACTTCCACATCTGGGCCCGCATGTTCAGGCATCCGGGGTCGGTGCTCTTGCCTGCGAACCACACCAGGTGCCAGTTGCGGCCCAGAGTGCGGCCACCGCTCACGATGCCAGTGCCGAAGCCGGCGTCGATGATCACTGCATCGGCCTTGTGATCGTCCTCCAGCGTTGCAAGCAGTCGAGCCACGGCCAGGTCGTTGTCGTTCTTCGGGATCGTGCGGATGATCTGGAACTTCAGGCCTTGCCTGAGTCCGATCTCCAGCATGTCGTCGCCCTCCCACGCAGGGTCGCATGTGAGAATCTTCGGAGCCCAGTTGTACTGCTCGGGTCGAAGCGGACGACCGAACGCTGCGTCCACGTCGTCCACGCTGATGAACTGGCGAGCAGACATCGACGGGAACATGCCACGCACTCGCACCTTCACGAAGTCGCTGTCGATGCCGTAGTCGGTGATCCAGTCCTCGATCGTTCGCTTGTTGGTGATCTGGACCGTGCGCGAGTCGATCTGCTTCGTGAACCAGCGGTGCTTGAGTCGCTTGAAGCAGTCCACGAACCAGCCGGTGTTGCGTGTCGGGTTGCCGAACGCGAACACCATCGGCTCGCCGTCCGTGAGCCCGCCTTCGCTCACCTTCTGAATCACGTCGGGCACGGCCGAGGCTTCGTCGAAGATGTAGAACGACGTGGAGTCGGCTGCGTGCTGGCCGGCGAAGGATTCGCTGTCCTCCTCGCGGCAAGTCTGCGCTGTGCAGTACCACGACTCGGGATGCTGGCGATGAACCATCTTCATCGCGCCCTTGCCCGTGGTCACCTTGAACCAGTGGCCTGTCGCGCACTTCTTCGTCCACTTCGCGATTTCAGCCCACGTCTTCGAGCTGAGCTGCTCGGCGGTGTTCGCAGTCACCGTGCCCTTGGCGAACGGCCTCGTGGACATGATCCAGTTGACCAGCCACGCAGTCATCGCCGACTTGCCGATGCCGTGACCCGATGCGATCGCGCACCGAATCGCGTCCACCGCGTTCACGCCATCGAAGTCGTTGTTGCGTACCTGGCGGCCGATCTCGACCAGCAGCTCGCACGCCCATCGGTCTGGGCCGTACTCGGACTCGAACATCTCCGAGTAGGGCGACTCCAGCTTCACGACTTGCAGCGCTGGATCAGTGCGCCACGGGTACGCGTACATCACGAAGCCCAGAGGATCGGCGAAGAAGCTGCCGATGTCCCTCGCCAGCATCAGCTCGGGATTCGACTGGTCAGTCACGACCGATGGTCTTGCGTCCTTCGCGGATCGCGTCCACGACGTTCAGCGTGCCCTTGAGTTCGAGCGTCGCGTTGTCGCGGTACTTCTCCGGTGCATGGGCACGAGCGAGGAACATGGCGAGCGTGTCGCTGTACTCGGTGACCTCGGCCACGACCTGGCCCTGGTTGACCACAGGACGGCCTGCGTAGCCCTCGAAGGCCCGTCGGTGCATCTCGGCCTCGATCGACTCGACTCCCTCCTTCAGCGCTGCATCCCACTGCTTCGCGAAGTCGGGCTCGGCCTGGTAGACCTCGTACATCCGAGCGCGCGAGATGCCGATGGCGCGGCATGCGCGTACCACGTTCGGGATACGGCGCAGCTCGTCGAGGAACTGCTCGCGCACGAGCGGTGTCAAGGTTGCTTGCGTCATGCCGCGACTCTAGCGGCCTTCCCCGGAGGTATGTGACACCTCCTCGTCCTCCACCGGCACCGCCTTGAACCGAAGCGGCCTCTCGGTCCAGCAGTCACCCCGCAGGATGCGGCGCACCGTGTTGCGGTTCACCTCCATCTTCCGAGCGATCACGGCCAGGGGCATGCCCTCCTCGTGAAACTCGAAGATGCGATCCACGTCCGACCAGGTCAGCTTCGCTCGGGGATGGTCCTCCCCGATCCTCTGCCCGTTTGCTGCTACCCCTACTAGCTTCACGGTCATCGCGCCCTCCTTGCAAAAAATTGCAGAGTTGGAAATCCACGGCCGTGTTGCCTTTTCCCTTGCAAAAAATTGCATGCGATTTTTTACAAAACCCACCCCACCCGGTGATCCCATTTCCCATTCCCCTAAAGGGGGGGAATGGGAAAATGGGATGGAATCCGTTCCCATTACCTCCCATTAATGGGAGTCGAATGGTAAATGGGAGGCCGGTGTCTCACGCCTCAAACTGCCTCGTGAGACGCCGTGAGACCGTGAGGAAGGCCTCCCTGCAAATTTTTGCAGGCCCAAAATCACACCAGATCATCGAGGTCTGCAATTTTTTGCACGCCAGCCACCAGGATTCGGCCGGCGTCCTTCTTCAGTTTTCCCTTCTTGATCAGCTTGTCGAGAGCCTGGCCGACCATGTCCCGCCTCCGGTCCCGCTTGCCTTCTTCGAGGGGCGTCCGAGACAGGGCAAGCTCCAGGACATCGTTGGCCGTTGGCGCCCGCCCGCCGACGCCCTGCAGCTCCAGCGCTACCTCCCACACGCGCTCCTGATGTACCCCCTCTGGCGCCGCCAGAACGGCCTCCCTGCCTCCGTTGGTGTGCTCCACCACGCAGCTCGACACCACCTTGTCGTCGTCATCCAGGCTAACCTGGACCGGCAGGAGGCGGAACCCGAAGCTCGCCCCATCCCCGCCGTCCTTCTGCTTGGTGACGGTCAGGACGCGGTCCTGGTCGGCCCTGAGCACCTCCAGCTCGGCATCGGCGGCCGCACGCAGCCCAGACCAGCCACGAGCCCCACGGGAGGCGTCCTTGCCGCTGTGGTGGATTAGGAGCACCGTGGCCCCGGTGACCTGGTGGATCGTCTTGCAGTTCTTCAGGGCCACCCCCATGTCCTCGCCGCTGTTCTCGTTGGCCCCGGCCGTGACTTGAGCGAAGGTGTCAAGGATCACTAGCGACATCGGGCCCCGCTTGCGCATCCCGTTGACCAGGCGGCGCACGTCCTTGACCTCCAGCAGGTTGGGGGCAGCGACGCAGAAGCCCATGTCCCCCACCTTGGTGCCGTGGTGCTTGCGGTAGGCCCTCAGTCGCGTCTGGAAGCCGCCCTGTCCCTCGGCCACCACGTAGCCCACACCGCCCTGCTTCACCTCCAGGCCACGCCAGGGGACGCCCCTGGCGATTGCAGCGGCCATGTCCAGGGCGATGAACGACTTGCCCGAGCCCGAGTCACCGAACAGAACCACGACGGCGGCCTGCGGGATGACCCCCTCGATCAGCCACTCTGGCTGGGGCCGCGCTTCGTATTCGTCCTCTGAGATGAACTGGTAGTCGTCCTCGGCCACTGAGGCCTCCTTGGGTCCATCAGCAGCTCCTCCCAGTGCGTCTTGATCCTCTCCGCCGCTACCCACTCCAACCACCTCGAATGCGTCGCGAATTGCGGGATCAACCCATCCCTCTCGCTCTGCTCGAAGGAAAACAGTTCGTCCAGTAACCAGTGACCCATCTCGGTCGTGCCGGATGTAGGGCCACACGCGATCGTTGAGGAAATCGGGGTCGTACTTGGAGCTTCGAGCCGACAGCTCGTGAACGAGATCAAGTCCTTCGTCGGAACCCCCGGTCGCGTGATGCACTCCGAAGACGATGTTTCGCCATTGATCGTAATCAAGTTCGTTTGCTCCTTCGTTGGGTATTGCATTGAGCGCGGACTTCAACCGCGCGATGTCTGCACTGCTGGTGTCGCTCACCACCCGCTCGCGCACCGGCTTCTCGCGAACAGTCACTGCGCGGGCCGGCTGCCATTCGAGGCGCTCGCCGGGATTCGCCAGGTGCTTCGAGGAACCAGCGAACGGGAGGATGAACATCGAGCCGAACCCATCGGCCGGCACCGAGTCCTGCTTCGGGAATATCTCCACCTCGCCCTTCACCACGCCACCTGTGCCGGGCTTGAAGCCGCAGCGCTCCAGCACGTCGCGCATGTGCTGTCGCACGCTGTACGCATCCTGGGGCTCGTCCCAGACGATGTAGAGGTGGATGCCCTTGCCACCGGACGAGGTGAACATCGTCGAGGCCAGGCGAAGCGCTGCACGCACTCGCTCGGCGTGAGCGATCATGTCGTCGAGCGACACCTCACCTTTGTGGCTGTCGAAGTCGAAGAGCGCCACGCGCGTGGTCGATGTGCCCGGTGCGATCGGGCACAGGCCGTAGGACTGCACGCCTGCCGCGTGCTGGTTGAGCTTGGCCGCATCGAACGGCTCGGCAATGCGCCGGG